GGACTTTTAAATTTTGAAGTTCAGCCCCCACGCATCTACCACTCATCAATGCCATACCAAATTATAAAAACTTTGATACAACATTGTTGTAGCCCGATAAAAATGGAGCGACAACTAAGAAAACTTACTATAAAAGCTAAGCCCTCTCAGAGGCCGGCGCAGTCTACACGCATGCCCGTTAAAAACAAAAATTCGCTCAAAAGAGCTAAAGAAATTCTTGCTTTCTCCAGGATGGTGCAAATTACGTTACAACCACTTCTAACGAGTGTGGAACCAGAGATGATAAATGAGAAGTCTAACTTTGTGACGCATCTTTATCGTTCGAAGGGACCCGAGTATGTGGTGCGCTTTTTGAAAGCAACCCATGAATCGGTCCAAAACCTCATCTTTGAGGAAGGACATACTCTAGTACACGAGGGAATTAGAATTGGAAAGGATAGTTCCGGCTGGCCTACATGGCTTGGATCTCGGCTTAAGCGCAAGGTCCTCATAGAGGACAGCATTGAGCATAAGCGTTTAATCTTTACTTTAGTAAGCATGAGACGACTTATCACTATAAAAACCTTTTCTAATTTTCAGTCTATCACCGACGCACCAACTAGCCAGATGCAAGGAAGCGATTTTAATCTACTTCTAAGCGGGCGGCTAGGGCGATCAGTAAAAGCCTACTCCAGACGGATAAGAAATCCGGAAATAGGGCAAATCGCTGAGACCAACAATGAAGGTCACATTACTTCTTACCGTGTCCCACGATCCTATCTTTCGATGAAATCGGGTCCAAACGGGGTAGCAATGTTTGCTTGATCGCTGGATAGGTTAGCTATTATCCAAAATGGGCTCCAAGAACAATTAACCGCTTTCGCGGAGAATTATTTCAAAGGGCCTGTTGAGGACTGGGTAGAAGATAAGCTTTCTATCGCAAAAGATCTGGTAGATTCAAATCGCCAACTTAGCACTGGAAAGATTACTCTTACCTATGAAAGCGGGAAATTAAAACCCCGTATTTTCGCAATAGTAGATAGCCTTACCCAAACTCTCTTACAAGACTTGCACGATGATTTAATGGCGATTCTAAGGGATATACCCGAAGATTGCACATATAATCATGACAAAATAAGTGCAACGGCACGGGCGAAGTGACAAGCTGGCGTACGCTTTTATGGGTACGCTGACTTATCTAACGCAACCGACCGTCTACCTAATTGGTTGTATGAGATAATTGGCAACCTGCTCAGACCAGGACTTGGCACTGAGTGGCTTAGTCTTTTCGATAGGCCATTCACATTAAGTAAAACCGCTAAAACGGCCTGGGACACTTCGCAGGGACAGTGCCCAACGGCAATTAAATACGCCACGGGCCAGCCAATGGGTGCGCTAAGCTCGTGACCATTTATGGCGTTTGTACATCACGTACTTGTGTGGTGTGCTTTCGGCTCTAAAGAAGCAGCTTCTGGGCGTTACCACATTTTAGGTGACGATGTTGTCATATTTAATGAG